AGATCGGTCAGTTTGGACAGGGCGTCTTGTGTCTCCCCGGCCGTGTTGCCAAAGCGTTCCTGGTGTTTGATGGCTGTCTCGACCGATCCGGCATAATCCTCATAGTCTTTGCCTGTTGCCTGGACCGATGCCTGCAACTGCTGATGGGCGGCCTGATCCTTGCTGCCCATCAGGGTCAGACCAGCGCCCACCCCGGCGATGGCCGTTCCAACGCCCATCATGGCCGGCCCAATCTCATGGGCATGGGTGATGACTGCCCCGATGGCGTCATTGATGCCGTTCAGGGCATCGCCGAAGGGGCCGAGCACGCCTGTCTTGTTAATGGCATCGAGTGCTCCACCGATGCCGTCGTGGATGCCTTTGGCCGCATCGACCGCTGCGTTCTTGGCTGTGGTGAATCCTTTGCCCAGTTCGCTCAGGTCAGCGAGGACCTTGACCAGAATGCTGGGACCAGCCATCGCCCTACCTCCTGGCCCTGAGCTTGGCGTTCTCCTGACGGATGGCCTCTGCTTCCTGGGTCATTCGATCGACCATAGCCTCCCACATGACGTCGCTCAGTCCTTCGGCCTGGTCAGGGCTTAGGTGGTAATAGGCGCAGAAGGAGGCAAGAGCAGAGGCGACTTGCCGTTGGTAGGGTCCACCTCGACGATTGCCACCTCGCATTCGTAGGCATGCATCCACAGCGAGGCCGGGTCACGTTCGGGGTGATCACGCATCAACGCTCGAAAGGCGATCATGCGGGGAGGCTGTGCCTCCATCAACTCACCAAACTTCATGTCCGGCTCGAGCCGAGCCAGCAGATCGATCATTCGCTGACTCGGCAATCGGGCGATGAAGCTCTGGGTGGCCTCGATGGTTGTCGGGAGTGCCCCGAGGTCGTCGCTCATGGGGCAACGCCAGCGACCCAAGCCGAGCCGCTCCAGTGAGCGCCCAAATGGTCGGCCGTGATGACGTATTGACCGGTTGACCAAGCCGTGGCCGGGCTGGCGGTCAGGCCGGTCAATGCCCCGAGGTTGGCCGGGATGGTCGCTCCCGATGGGGTGAAGTAGCCAGGGATGCCGGCTGTAGCCCCGGTGGCGGCGACGGCGCCCTTGTCGACCGTTGGCTCCTGGGTGCAGTTCCAGTCGATCTGGATCTGGCTGGCCGCACCGGCATCGCCCGAGATAATGTCAAAGGGCTGAGGAATGGCAAAGCCAGCAATGATCGGGTTGTTGGCCGATGCGATCCTCGAGGAGTAGGGACGAGCCTTCCAAGCGGCCGGAGCGCCCGAGGCCAGGTAGGCGTCGTAGGCCGCTCGCAGCGTGTCGTAGGTCGCTCCCACGTCGAAGCTCTGGTAGAAGGTCAGGCGCAGGTGCCATTTGATCGCTCCGGGGTAGTCGGTTTCTGCGCACATCGAAGTGATCGTGACCTGCTTGACTTCGGGCGCTACCTCGAGATGCTGGACCAAGCAGCGAAGGTTGATCCCTGTCAACTCGAAGTAAGCGTCATTGAGGATTAGCGGGGTGGCCGGAACGGGGACCGGATCGCCCAGCGCCAGTGCCTCAGGGTGTCCCCCGTCGATGGTTATGGACATTCGGTGCCTCCTGGGTGATAGACGTCTATCAAGGGTGTGACCACGAGTAGCGCTCGATCGAAGTGGTCACTGCGGCTTCGATCGCTCGTTGGATCTCTGGCTCTGCTGCTTCCATGGTCGGGTAGAGGTAGCGCCCCTCGGACACCAACTCCCGCCCATGTCGCCCACCAAACTCGATGTATCCAGCATAGATGACCCCGCCATAGCCAACGCCAAAGCCACCTGGCTCGTTCGTTACTGTGGTCGTCGAAGCCAGCAGGCCGGTCAGCACCGGGATCTTGCTCTCAACCTCTGAGCGCAACGACTGGGCCAGAGATCGGGTTTCCGAGGCGATGGTCGGTTCGATCGTTCGGCTCCAACCCTCGAGGTCGGCCACCACTTGCTCGGTGTTGACTTCGATGGTTGTAGCCATCAGGACACCATCACCTTGATCTGGATGCGAGAGGCGATGTAGTTCGTCTTGGCGATGATGTATACCCGTGGGGCGCTGACCGTTTCGAGCACCCAGTCCGGGCCATCCAGGCGGAGTCGGGTGATGGTGTAGTCGATCAACTCCTCGAGCATGGTCACGCCTTCGCCTGGCATCAGCCGGGAACCGATGGCCGTGACCACCACCCGGCCAGTAGCAAAGCAGGAGGTGTCGGGCGTGAGCATGGGATCGCCCCAACCGAGCATGAGGGCCGGAGGTTCGATGGCATCGACCAGGCCGACCAGCACGTTCGGGTCGCTGTCCAAAGCCGGGGCCAGAGCAGCGGCCAACTTGGGGCGGACATCGAGGAGGTTCATGCAACCCCCCAGGAATGCTTGAAGGGAAGCAGAGCGGCCGAGTGGCGCTCAAAGCCCGAGGCCGGCGCAGTCAGCACGCCCACGTCGGCAATGCCCACTCCCCCGTTGTAGGTGGCTGGGGCCTTGTACCACTCGACCGCCCGATTGACGTTGGTTCGGACGATGATGCCTTCGGGCGGATTGATGATGACCTCATCCTCGAGGAAGTGGTCGATCTCGGTGGCTGCCGCATCCAGGCAGTCATCGAGCACTTGATGGTTCTCGTCGGTCACTCGGATCTCGAGCGCCGCCGCCAGATCCTCGGGGGTTGCGTAGGCCACGTCAGTCGCCGTTGCCGTTCTTGCGCTTGGGCTTGGGCGTTGGCTCAGGTTCAGGCTCTGGGTCAGGCTCAGGGGCCTTGGCTGCCAGCACCTCGGCCGCTGGATCAACGGTCAGTTCGACGCTGTTGGACACCTCGGACCCGGTGCGAACGGTGATGGTCTGCGTACCGGCTTGGTCGGCTTGGGCGTTGTAGGTCAGCGTTGTCTCATCGACAAAGGTCGTGGCCTGTGCCTCCTCGTCGGCCCACACCTTGGAGCCTGACGTGAAGCTCGAGCCGGTCACGGTGATTGGATAAGGCGTCGAGTCTCCAACGATCGAGGTTGGGGCAATGGCGTCGAGGACGGGTGGTTCGGGGGGTTCGGGGTTGGTGATGTCAGCAGGCAGGCTGGTGTCGTAGTAGGTGGCAATGCGATAGCGGATGAAATCGGTCACTGTCATGCTCATTGGGGCGCTCCTCTCTGATGGTTGGAGGGCGGGGGCAACGACCCTTCCCTAAGTCGTCGCCCCCACCCGGAACGGTCAGACCCCGATGCGGACGACGGCGTTGTACTGGGCCGGTGGCGTGTCGGCCGGGCCGGCCTCTGCGGTTGTTGGCGTGAAGAATGCCATCGCCTCGGCCACCGACACCTGACGACCGAGGAGCGCAGGCTCGACGGCTTCGAGGATCGGGAAGGAGTAGACGTAAGCCTCGAATCCGGCGCCATTGCCCATGAACAGGTCAGTGGTCGAGATGCCATGGGTCACGATCTGCTGCAAGCCAAGGGGGCCAAGGCTGAAGTCGGTCAGGCTGGCCGATCCGGCCGCATTGGTCGCTCCCAAGAACGGGAACAACGGACGACCGGCCGAGTCACAGAGTGACCCGAGCATCGCCCAACCGAGCGGGCCGTAGGCCAGCCAGGTCGGCAGTTCAGCCGTGTTCTGGTAGACCAGAGCGGCGGCATCGAACAGGGCTTTGAGCACAGCCGCCGATGTGGCATTGGCAGCCAACGGGACGTGTGCTCCGGTCGTTGCCAGTTCGGCCGTTGCCGCTGCTTCGCCGGCATAGGCGACCCGTTTCTGCAACTGGGAAACGATCAGATCCCAGCCTGACGGTTGCAGCGACATGAGTTGCTGGCTGACGTTGAGGTAGCCGCCAACGGTGGTCAACGACAGAGTGTCGACCTTGACGTCGAACTTCTTGCTGGTCAGTTCGGCCTTCTCCAACGTCTGCTTCCCCGCTCCATCCTTGAAGTTGGGGTCGACGATGCGGGGCCGGGTGAACGTCATCGCCGATGGCGATGGCCTGCGACCGATGGCCGAGAGAAAGGGCTGGCCCTGAGGGCTCAGGTCGATGACGGGGCCGACGACCGGAACAACGAACAGGCCACCGATGCCACCAGCGACCGGAGTGGTCGCTTCGGGGGTGGTGCCCATGTGTTCGGCCGCTCGCTTCATCACTCGATCCCAGCGGCGGGTTGCCTCCTGATCGTCGTGGTTCTGCTGGCTGCCGTAGTTGGCATGCAGGCAGTCCCAGACCATCTCGCCGCCTGAGCGATACTTGATCCCTCCGGTCGGCATCTCGGGCGTTGGAGCCAGGAGCTTGTCCCTGGTTTCTTGGCTCATGGAGCGATCCTCGCCCACGATTTTGATCATCTCGTCGAGGCGGTCGATTCGCTTGAAGCACTTGTCCATGACCTCGAGGTCCTGATCGGTCGGATCAGTGCCCCGTTGGGCGAAGGTGTTCTTCAGGACGTTGACGGTGTTGAGGAGGTCGTCACGTTCTCTGACGTAACCCTCAACCAAAGCATGGGGCACGTTGGCCTCCCGATGGCGTTGCGGACGATGGACGCATCGAGCGAGTCGGCCACCGATGCATCGAGGCAGCCCGCTCCGGGGCGGGGGTGCGGTCGATCCGACATCAGCGGGCGAGGTCGTCACCGGCTGCTGGCGGGGGATGATAGACGACTATCAGCTATTTGTCACGGACGGCGGCCAATGCCCAGCCAAGTGAGCAGACTAACGCCGGCAACGATTCCTACTTCGATCAACAGAAGAATGGTCTGGGTGTGGCTCATAGGGTCCGATACCCGCCCGGTTGGGTGATGCCGTAGTCACGGACCAGGCGCTGCTGGCGCTCCAACTCGGGATCGACCCGACTGGTCAGTTCATCCCAGCGCCGCTTGCGCTCTGCCGCTGCCTCGGCCGAAGCCTCCGCTCGCTTCAACTCCTCGTCGGCTTCGGCTCGCTGCTTCTCCTCCTCGGCCAGCCGGGCCTTCTCGGCCTCGGCCTGCTCGGCCTGCTCCTTCTGCTCCTCGTCTGCTTCGGCCCGATAGGCCAGCACCTGGGCTTGGCTGTAGGCGCCCTTCGGCTCAAGTGCCACTTGATGCAGATACGCCTTGGTGCGCCAACGCACACCAGCGGCGTCTACCTCGGTGTTTCCGCCCTTACCGATCAGATGGAACTCGATGCTCAGTTCATCGATGCCATCGCCCAACAGAGCGGCCACGTCGTCGGCCTTGGTGGGCATGACGTTGACATCGCCATACAGCCCATCGGGCGCTTCCCTCAAAGCCACGAACGGGCCAAGGTAGCCAAGCCCGCCCTCGTGTCGATGGATCAATCCGATCTTGCGGATGACCCCCTTGCCGGTTGAGTTGAGTTGGCTGGCGAACGCCCCAGGTCGGAACCCCTCACGGTAGAACTCTGGGTCCGAGTCTGGGAGCACGTCGACTACAGGCGTTGGCACGTTGTAGGGCACCAATCGACCGGTCAGGGTGCGCCCGCTCATTCGTTGGATGACGGCCGGGTAGGCCCGGATCAGGATGGGGGGTTCGCTCATTCGCTCTCCTGTTGATAGGCCCGGCCACACGTCGGGCAATGACCAGACCGCAATGACGCAACAACTTCGGGATCGGACGGAGGTCTCGGAGAACTTGGTCGATCCGCCAGTTGCTGCGCCACTGCGGCCCCCAGGTCGA